TAACAAATACAAAAACTTATCAGTAGAACAAAAAGGATTATTGAAAGAATACAACAATAATATAAACAATACTGGTAAATTAAATGATTATGTTGAAATTGAAATTACCAATTTGGCAAATCAATTAAAAGAAGTTGGTTCTAAAATAAGTGATAAAGTTACTAAGATAAAATTAGCAGAAACTATTTCTAATATTAAGAAGATTAAATCTGTTAAGAAAATCAAAGAACAACACTTATCAGCATTAATGATGACTTATGAATTATTATCAGAATTAAAAGATAAATTAAAATAAAATGACAAATTATAGAATATACAAAGTAAGTAGTTTTGCATCATCAAGTGCTTGGACAAAGTTAGGAAATGAAGCAGCTGATTCTTCACCATTAAGTAATGCTTGGGGCATTATGACTCCTGTTGGTATGGCAACATCCGGTAGCGTAACTGTTGAAGGTGGTGGTGATTTGATATTAGAGCAATTAACACCAGGACAAATTTATCCATGCTACCCAACTGCAATCAGAGTATCAGCCGGTACAGGTTCAGTATTATCATAAATTAAATACAAAGTAAGATGCCAGCACAATCAAAAGCACAACAAAGATTTATGGGAATGGTTCACGCAGCTCAAAAGGGTGATTTAGAAAATCCATCCAAAGAAGTTGAAAAAGCCGCAGATTCTATGAGTGATAAGGATGCTAAAGATTTTGCATCAACATCTCATAAAGGATTGCCTGATAAAGTGAAAGAAATTGCAATAAAAGAAGCCAGAGGAGTTAAATCAATTCAGAACGATTATTCAAAAACAGTTGATGCTATTGAACAAACTCTGGAATTATATAAAAAATCTAAAGGAACTCCAAACGAAAAAAAGTTTGTAGAGAGATTAAAACAATTAAATGTTTTAAAGAAAAAATTCGCACAAGAGCTTGATGCAAAAGTTAGTGGATTATATAGAGATGCCGAATTAAAAGTCGATGAAATGAATGGGACTGGAAATGCAGATGGATATGGCACACCATTTGCATTTGGTAAGAAGGAAGATGAAAAAACAAAAGGTAAAAAGCAAGCCGATTTGACTGGATATAGTGTAGTTAATGAAAATCGTTGGTTAGAATTAAAGCAAGATGAATCAACTGCACAAGCAAAAATTGGCAGAGGTATTTCCAATATCAATAAACAATTAGCAGAAATGGAAAGATTTCTTAATTGGTACGGAAAAATTAAGAATGAGAGTGGAGTAAGTAATAAAACTTATTGGAAAAGAACAAATAGTCATATTTATAGTATAAAAGAAAGACTATTAAAGTTAGACCAAAAAATTAGACAAATTTCGGAATAATATGAAATTAACTGAACTTAAAAAATTAATAAAGGAAACTATCCAAGAAGAGCAAGACTATAATAAGTTGTTTGTTCATATGCTTGATAAAACTCATAAATCTTTAGCAGATATGAGTGATATGGAAAAGAAGCATTTTTTTAATGCAGTTGATAAAGCATATAAGGCAAAATCCGAAGGTAGATTAAGAGGATATAATGAAGCTGAATTAACCGCTGGACAAAAACAATTAGATGTAGATAAGGATGGTGAAATTGAAGGCTCCGATTTAGCTAAATTAAGAAACCAAAATGAAGTTGGTACAAATGATTGGCATTTCAAAGCTATTATGAAAATGTATGATATGGCTGGTTCATATGGTAAAAAGAAAATATCAGCAGCTGTAAACGCAAATACAAATTCAAATAGAAGAGAAATTGAAAGAGGATTAAGAGATACCGATTATCACGAAATATCAAATATTTCAGATAAATTAGGATTAAAAGAGATATTCAATAGAATAGCTCAAAAAAAAAACTAAATGAAAATCTTGCATTAGGAATTATGACCGCTTTGACGGGAGTAATTTTAGGTAAGATTATTTTTTATTATATAGTAGAATTGGCTGAAAGAGGTATAAAATACTTTTCAGGAAAACCAAACTATAAAGAAGCTGTGAAAAAGATATTAGATTCAATTGCAAATAATAAAAATGTCATTGATGAAATATCTAAAATGATTGATTCGAAAAGAGGATTGGATTCAACTACCGCTGAAAAAATAATAAAAATGGGATATATACAAACCCAAATTATTAAAATGGTAGATAGTACGAATGGTGAATTAAACCAAACCGAATTGGAAAATCAATTAAAAACAATTATGGTAAAGTCTTGGAGCGATACTTCAATTACCGATAAAGTTGTAAATAAAGTTAGAAAAGATATAAAGTAATGAATAAAGGATTATTGATAGAAACGCATTTATTTGAAGCCAAAATGGTTCAACAAGAGAATGGAACTTATTTGGTTAAAGGTATATTGCAAAGAGCTGGGGCACCTAATCAAAATCATAGAAGATACCCTAAAGAAATTTTAATGAGAGAATGTAAGAAATACGAACAACTCATTAAAGAAAGAAGAGCTTTGGGCGAATTAGACCATCCAGATTCTCCAATCATTAACTTAAAGAATGTATCACACAATATTAGAGAAATCTATTGGGAAGGTGATGATGTATGTGGTGTAGTAGAAATTCTTTCAACTCCATCTGGAAACATTTTAAGAGAATTATTGAAAAACAATATTCGTTTAGGTATTTCATCGAGAGGATTGGGTTCAGTAAAAGAAATGAACGATGGCACATTGATGGTACAAGAAGATTTTGAATTAGTAGGTTGGGATTTTGTATCAAACCCATCAACACATGGAGCATTTATGGCGCCTATGAACGAATCAAAACAATGGGCTAAAGTAGCAGAAGAATGTGGCAAGTGGTGTAGAGCACAAGATTTAATGAGAGAAATTATAATAGAAATCAACTAATATGTTAAAGTTAAAAGATTTATTAAGCGAAGCAGAGGAATTGCAACAATTACCTTCCGAATTAAAAAGACATTTTTTGGAGATAATCTCTACTTTTGGACAGCATAGAGAATCTATGAGTAGAAAATCTGATATTAGACAAGTTGCTGAAACATTGGGAGCAATTGCAGATGCTGCACAGGAATATACTTTGAGAGAGGGTGGTGATTGGTTCGATAGAGTTACAATCAAGCGTAACATGAATGAGTTAAAGAAATTACAAGCTGCATTCGAAAAAGAATCATTAGAAGCAAAAGCACAAGAACAAAGATTGGAAGCTCTATATGAAGATATGGGGCATGTTCTTAATAGATATTTTGAAATGGCTGAAATTTCCGAAGAGCAAATGGCAAATAGATTGGGCATTAATGAAATTAAAAAATAAATAATGGAAGAACTAGCATCGTTATTATTACAAAGTAGAACACAAGCCCATTCATTTCATTTAGGAGTTAGAGGCATAGGTTCACACTCTGCACACATTGCATTGGGTGAATATTATGATTCAATTGGTGGATTGATTGATGGATTGGTAGAAGTATATCAGGGTAAAGAAGGTTTGATACAATTATCAGGCATTGGAGTATTGGATAAAAACAATGATATTAAAAATATTATTAAATACTTTGAAACACTTTGTGGTATGGTTGCAAAGTTAAGACAAAACCCAAAATTACAAGATAGCTGGATTCAAAATGATATTGATACAGTAGTATCTTTATTATATAGAACAAAATATAAATTAGTAAATCACCAATAATACTTTATGTTAATTATTGATGTAAAAAATGGTAATATTGAATTTGCGTTAAAGCAATACAAAAAGAAAGTTCAATTTATCAAGCAAATAGAAGAATTAAGAGAAAGAAAAAATTTTACTAAACCTTCTGTTAAAAAAAGATTAGAAACAGAAGAAACTATAAGAAAAAATAAACTTTTTAATTAATTTCTTTAGTTTTCTATAAAAACTTAATATATATTATCAAATATCCCATTCTGTATGGGATTTGATATTTAAAACATACTTGGTTAATGAATACCCTTCTCTATAAGGTGTGACCGAACAACCAAAATAATTCTATTGGAGTTTCCTTCCAGAATAACTTCACAAACAAATATAAGGAGAACAAAAAATGGCAAATTCAAAATTGTTGAAAGAAGCAATTGCTGATGCTAAAGCTGTTAAAGAAACTGCATTAGCAAACGCAAAATTGGCTCTTGAAGAAGCGTTCACTCCGAGACTTCAATCTATCTTATCTCAAAAATTGAGAGCAGAAGCTGAAGAGCAAGAAGATGATGCAGAACAAGTAGCTGAAGAATTAGATTCTACTGGAATCGGTTCAAAAGTTGAAGCAGGATATGCTGAAACTCCTGGTGCAACGCCAACTTTAGATGCTGACACTGATTTATCAGTAGGTGTTAAAAAGGATAGTGGTAAGCCAGAGCAAGCTGGTACTGACTACACTAAAGTAGCAGATATCAATGAAGAAGAAGAAAATCCTTTCGCTGACCAAGAAAGTGACAAAGATGCAGAAATTGCAGAATTGAAAGCTAGATTGGCAGAATTAGAAGGAGAAGATTCTGAAGAAGCTGGTATGGATATGGGAACTGAAGAAGAAAACCCATTTGCAGCAGCTGGTGATGATATGGGCGCTGATGACATGGGTATGGGTTCTGATGAAGAATCAGAAGATGACATGGATTTAGAAGCTATTATCAGAGAGTTAGAAGCTCAATTAGGTGATGATTCACAAGAGGAAGTTCCTGCAGAAGAAGAGCCTGCAATCGCTGAAGATTTAGCAGATGGTTCTGAAGCTGGTACTGATAAAGGTGAGGACCCAAAATTAGTAGTAACTAACGAAGAAGCAGAAGAAGATTCTAAAGAAGATGTAATCGATTTAGAAGAAATCTTAAAAGAAATGGAAGATGACATGAAAGGTGGAGAAGAAGAAGAGAAAAATGAAGCTATCAAAGCTGAATTGAACGAAGCTTACAAAACTATCAAGTCATTACAATCAACTATTAACGAAGTAAACTTATTAAACGCTAAGTTATTATTCGCTAATAAATTATTCAGAGCACACAACATGACTAACGAACAAAAAGTGAAAGTGATTGAAACTTTGGATAGAACAAAATCAGTAAGAGAAGTTAAATTGGTTTACTCTACATTAGCAGAGAATTTCAAATACACTTCAACTAACAAAATCGCTAAAAAAGCAATCTCTGAAGGAATCGCTTCTAAAGCAGTTAAATCAACTGCACCAAAAGCAGCAGCTAAGCAAGTAATTGCAGAATCTGCAGATTTCGCTGATAGATTTAAAAAATTAGCAGGTATTATTAAGTAATAAAAAAAACAAAAATTAAATTAAAATGGATTTAAAGAAAATTATGACAGGCGCTAACCCACAGTCTATTATGCTTGAGCAAACTAGAGGTTTAAAAAGCAAGTGGGAAAAAACCGGTTTATTGGAAGGAGTAGGTACTGAAACTTCTAAGCACGGTATGGCTGTAATGTTAGAAAACCAAGCTAAGCAATTATTGGATGAGGCAACTAGAACAGGTACTTCAGCAGGTTCTGAAGAGTGGGCTGGTGTTGCATTACCATTAGTTAGAAGAATCTTCGGTTCTATCGCAGCAAAAGAATTCGTTTCAGTTCAACCAATGAACTTACCTTCAGGTTTGATTTTCTATATGGACTTCAAATATGGTACAGACACAACAGTAGGTAGACCAGAATCTGGTTCTTCTATGTTCGGTAATGGTGGAACTTTCGGTAAAGATTCTTTATCACCAGCAGGAAACAAATTGGGTTCTACTCAAGCTACTGAAGGTGGTTTATATGGAGCAGGTCGTTTCGGATATACTATCAACGATGTAACTTCTAACGCTTTAACTGCAACAGTAACAACTGCTTCTTGGGCAGATGTAAACTTCGATGCTGATTATTCAGCTTCAGCTGCAGCAGGTATCATTAGAAAAGTAAAAGTTGGTTTACCATCAGATGCTGATTACAACGCAGTAAGAGCATTCTCATTAACTGGTTCAATCGACCAATTACCACAATTTACATCTATCGATTCTTTAGGTTCTGCATCTTTCTTCGTATCAGCATCTGCTGCAACAGTAGTACATGGTGCAGGTGGATATGGTAGCCCAGCAATCAACTACTCTAAGCAACCAACTGATATCACTCGTGGTGATTTCGAAGATAGAGGAGCTGATTTAGCAATTCCTGAAATCGAATTAGAATTGAAATCTGAGCCTATCGTGGCTAAGACTCGTAAGTTGAAAGCAATCTGGACTCCAGAATTAGCGCAAGACTTAAACGCTTACCACTCTGTTGATGCAGAAGCGGAATTAACACAAATGTTAAGTGAGTACATCTCTTTAGAAATCGACTTAGAAATCTTAGAAATGTTACAAAACAACGCTTTCACAACTGATTTCTGGTCAGCAAGAGTTGGATATGATTACAACGCAGCAGCGGGTACATTCCAAATCGATTCTAACGCAGCAGCAGCTTCAGCATATACTAAGAGCACTTGGTATCAAACTTTAGGTATCAAATTACAAAAGGTATCTAACAAGATTCACCAATTAACAATGAGAGGTGGAGCTAACTTCTTAGTAGTTTCTCCAAATGTAGCAACTATCTTAGAATCTATGAATGGTTTCTCTGCAAATCCTGGTAAAGACGCTTTACAATTTGCTGCAGGTGTAACTAACATTGGTTCTATCTCAAATAGATACGATGTTTACAAAAACCCTTACATGACTGAGAATGTAATCTTATTAGGTTTCAAAGGTTCTAACTTCTTCGAAACAGGAGCAGTTTACGCACCATATGTACCATTGATTATGACTCCATTAGTTTATGACCCAACTAACTTCACTCCGAGAAGAGGTGTGATGACTAGATACGCTAAGAAAATCGTAAGACCAGAGTTCTACGGTAAGATTATCGTTGATGGTTTAAACACTCTTTAATCTTTGAGTAGATTAGATAAGTAATAAACTTACAATAAAAAGAAAGGGGAAGTAGAAATACTTTCCCTTTTTTGTTTTTATATAATATTTATTTGTATATGACTAATCCGGAAATTATATTTAAGGCATACAATTTATACGAACATTCTATCGATGAATCAAATCGTAGAACAGGCTCATATGTAATGGCAAAACAGCCAGATGGCGAATTCGGTTATTTTAATACAAACCAATTTGCTTTAACAGGTTCAAATGTTTTTGTTGGAAACCAAACTATAAACGGAAATCTTACTATAAATGGTAATATAAATGCAAACCAATTTTTAGTAACAACCGCATCTATAACACACTATACTGCATCTACCGAATTCGGATTAGATAGTGGTGATACTCATAGATTCACAGGTTCAGTTAGAATTACAGGTTCATTAAATACAATTGGTAGTTCAACTATGACCGGTTCATTTTTAGTAAGTGGTTCGACAACTCAAATAGGTAATAATACATTAACAGGTAATACATGGTTATATGGTGATATTGATGTAAGTGGTTCGACCAATTTCCATAATCATACTATTACAATGACTGGTTCAATGTACACAAGTGGTTCACAAACTATCACTGGTTCATTGGATATTAAAGGAAATGTAAATGTAGCAAGTGGTTCTGATTTTTACTTAGCAGGAAACAAATTATTTAACTACGGACAATTTAGCGATACAACTACACAAAGTGGTTCTGCAAATACTGCATATGCAAAAAAACTAAACACAATTGATTTTGCACATAATGTTTCAATTGTTGATGGAACTAAAATTAAAGTAGATAATACTGGTATTTACAATTTACAATTCTCAACTCAATTAGCAAATACGGCAAACACAAATATTACATTTGATATATGGTTAGCATATACGGGTAGTAATGTTGCAAATACAAACACTCAAATTGATTGTAGTAAAACCTCAGGACAGTTGGGTAGAGTAGTTGCAGCTTGGAATTTTATGTTACCAATCCATGCAAATGATTATGTTGAATTAATGTGGAGTTGTAATGCAGATACGGGTCAATTAGCAGCATTTGGAACACAAACAAATCCAAATAGACCAGCAGTTCCATCGGTAATTGCAACTTTGACACAAATAGGATAACACTTCTTTTTTTATTCTTATATTTATAGTAGTAAAACTATAAATTTTAGATATGTCAGTAAACACATATTGGTCCGGCTCAACTTACGAATCATTTTTATCGGCATCCGCATCTATGGATGCTACTCCATTTGGTATTTACGATAGTGATTCCGATTTTAAAACCGATGCTCCAAAAACAGCAACATGGGTTGCAAAACGATTGGGATATCCGATTGTAAATATTGAATTGGATAATCAGCAAATTTGGGCATGTTTTGAAGAATCAACTTCAGAATATTCTGCACAAGTTAATCAATTCAATCTTCGTAATAACTTAGATATTTTAAGAGGACAGCCAAAGGGTAAAGTTACAAACTATTCTCAAACATTGGTAGATGGTTCATTTTTACCAACAACAATTCGTATGTCCCAACAATATGGAACATTGGCTGGAGTTGGTGGAAGTACTCCTATTAAAAAAGCATATATAGAGTTGACATCATCTGTTCAAATATATAATTTAATGTCTGGAGCAGTTGATGTTGAGAGTGGAGAAAGTTTTGCAACAATGTTTACAGGCAGTTCTACTGTGGATGTAACAAGAGTATATCACGAAGCAGTTCCTGCTATCACTCGTTTCTTTGACCCATATTCAGTTGGTGCACAAGGAACTTTAAATTTAATTTCAGAATTAGGATTTGGTAATTATTCTCCGGCTGCACAATTCTTAATGATGCCTCTTTATGAAGATGTGTTGAGAATGCAACAAATTGAATTTAATGACCATATTCGTAAATCAGCGCATACTTTTAATATAGTTGATAATAGATTGGAAATATTTCCAGTTCCAACGCAAAATTCACCTGCGAGAATATATTTTGAATATATGAATAGAGATGAGTTTGAACATGATTCTCAAACAGTTCAAGCTGATTCACTTTCGGATTATTCTGATATCCCGTATAACTTTATTCAATATAGTAAAATAAATGAAGTTGGAAAACAATGGATTAGAAAATATACTTTAGCTTTAGCAAAGGAATTACTAGGTGCGATTCGAGAAAAATATAGTTCAGTACCTATTCCAGATGGAGAAGTATCATTGGATGGTGCTGCATTAAGAGCAGAAGCACAGGTTGAAAAAGATGCTTTAATTCAACAATTGAGAGAAAATTTGGAAGAAATGAGTAGAAAAAATGTGATGGAAAATAAAGCACATGAAGCTGAACATCAGCAAGAAATGTTAAGAAAAGTACCTTTAAAATTATATGTAGGATAATATGCCAAAGTTTTTATTAGGTAGAGATGTAGATTTTTTTAAAAGTATAAGTAGAGAATTGGTTGATACAGTCATCCAAACGGCTATTATATTTTATAAATTAAATATCTACGATACAAAAGTGAACATCTATGGTGAAGCAATGAACAAATCCTATCATAGAGGAGTTGAATTGTATTGCTTAATAGATAAAGATGATGAAACTGCAAGATATGAAGGGTTTGGTCCTGATACAAATCAGAATATGACCTTTAAAATAGATAAATCTAAATGCGAAGAAATCGGAATATACCCTGAAATAGGAGATATTATTTTATTTGATGATTCGTATTATGAGATAGATAATACAAATGAAGTACAATTTATTGGAGGGCAACCTACTAATAATTATAGTATAATTTGTACAACATTTATGATTAGAAAATCAGATTTAAACATAGAAGAAAGAGTTAAATAATGGCAAAAAATCCAATAAGAGAAGATTTAAACAGAGGAAAGCAATTAAAATCATCAACTTCCGATGTAAAGCATAGCATAACATTGTTTGATGTTGATTATGCTATGATGTCTTATTTGGAAGATGTTGTATTGCCTGAATTAGAAGATGGAGATGGTAAAACAGTAAAAATTCCGGTTATATATGGTAATTCGGAAAGATGGAATGGTGCAAGAAGAGAAGGTGTTTATAGAGATAAAAAAGGGCAATTACAACTACCAATAATGATGATTCGTAGAACATCTATCGCAAAAGATGAGTCTATGCCGATGTTAAAAAGACATACATTCTATCCAACTGTTACAAAATATTCCAAAGATAATAGATACGATAGATTTACTGCATTAGGTGGAAATGTAACTCCAAAATATGAGTTATATAATATAAGAATGCCTGAATATGTAGAAATAAACTATGAATGTATGGTATGGACTTCATTCACAGAACAATTAAATTCTGTAATTGAGCAATTAAATTTCACATCACAATATTGGGGAGATAAAAATAAATTTAAATTCAGAACAGAAGTTTCTGATTATAATGTAATAAATGAAGTTGGTGAAGGTAGTCAAAGGATTAATAGAGTTGAATTTACATTAAATACAAAGGCTTACTTATTACCGGAAAAATTTGATGGAGAAAATACTACGATAAAATCTATGTCAACTAAGCGAGTTGTAGTTGCAACCGAAGTTGATGTAACGAGTGGTAATGGTAGATTGGAAGGATTACTTACAACACCATCAGCTTACTATGATAATAAAGATTTAATCGATTTCTTATCATTAAATAATAGTTTATCACAAAATCCAATAACAAATAATACAATAACATTTAGTGATATAAAATTAATAAAAACACCTACAACATTGAATTCGGTGGTAACTTCCGGATTAATTGTTGGTGATATATCATACGATGTTAGAATTTATATAAATGGTGTTAGATACTATCAAACAACACATTTCACAGTATCAATAACATCGAATACTCTTACAATAAATTTCAATTCAGTAAATTTGGGGTTTGATGTGGATAGTGGGGATGAAATAGCTATAACTGGTAAATTTATAAATTTATAATGAAAAGGAATTTATTAGATATAACTCAAAAAATTAGTAGAAAACCTGGAAAAGCTATATTGACTGCAAAGAATTTAAACGATTCTACATATTGGGTTTTTGAAGC